CTTCTTGATTTGCACTTGATACATTCAAATTCCTAAAGTCTATTCCTATACCAGAATCAGATATATCCAATCCAGCCTGTCTAAAATCTTCAATTTTATAAATTATAGTTAAATATTTAACGTCATTTGACGTTGTGAAAGCATATGTATCTACAGGAATTCCACCTATATCAGAACTATGATCATGTTTTTTAAATTTTAACGGTTTATCAAAAAGTTCTAGTAAAATCATATTATATCCTTATTAATTAAGTATTTATAAATAATCTAAACTATAAGGAACATAGATGGATTTATACTCATATTATACCGATAAATCTGAATTGTTAAATTACGATAAAGCCGATGATAAATTACCTTTCATTTTTTTCGATAAATATAAGCAAGATAGAACATTATTAGCAGATAGAGAGGATGCTATAGCAAAATCTCCCAAGTATGCGTATGTATATGCTGATAATTATATTGATGGACCTTGGCCTAAAGGTGAGGATGCGATAGCAACTAGCGCAAGATATTCAGCGTTTTATGCGATACATGTGTTACATGGACCTTTTCCAAAAGGAGAAGATATTATTTTAGGATCAGAATATGCTGAAGCATATAATGATATGTTCAGGGGTTAAAAATGAATTTATATGAATTATACAATAAACCAACAGATTTATACAATTATGAAAAGGCTAAAGATACAGTTATTTACTTATTCTGGGATGAATATTATGATAATCCTCGTGAACTTAAGAAACGTGAACACTTAATAGCACAAAGCGCCTTTCATTCTTTTGTATATGCTAAAAATATTCTTGATGGTCCATTTCCAGCCGGTGAAAAAGCTATAGCAACATCAGCGAGATTTTCATATAATTATGCTAACGATGTACTTCAAGATAGATTTGAAGAAGGTGAAGATGTAATCTTCGATTCAGAATATAACGAAGAATATATAGATCTTTTAAACTATGGATTTTAAATGAACTTATATAATTATTATACCGAACCGAAAGAACTTAATAAATATCTTGAATCTTTTGAAGCTGATACTTGGTTTTTCTGGGAAGCATTCAAACGAGATAAAAATGTTTTAAGAAAACATGAACTTCCAATATCCCAAAATGCATTGTATTCTTTTATATATGCTAGAGATATTCTGGAAGATAAATTTCCAAAAGGAGAAGATGCCATAGCTGCTGATCCTAATTATGCATTTAAATATGCAGTTGATATAATACAAGGTAAATTCAAAAAAGGTCATGAAACAATTTTAAATTCTGATCAGAAAGAAAATTATTTAGCTTATTTAAAAGGTAGAGGAATAGAAGTATGATAATATTAGGAATAGATCAAAGTATGTCTTGTTCAGGATTAGTAATCCTTAAAGACGATACAGAAATGCTATACCATGGAGTTATCAAAACTTCAAAAGAAGATGGATCAATTTTCAAAAGATTCAATACAATTTCAAGTGAAATTATCGATTTAATTATAAAATATAATGTAGATACTGTAAAAATTGAAGGTATACCATTTGGTAGAATTCCAGGAAACGCTTCAAGAGATCTAGCAGGATTACAGGCAGTAATTATTTGTAATATTTTAGATCAACAAGGCAAAGAATGTATCATAATTCCTCCTAAGGCCGTTAAGAAATTTGCTACTGATAATGGCAATGCTAAGAAACCAGAAATGTTGGAAGCAGTACCAGAACTGCATAGAGTTGAATTCGTGAACTCTGGCTATAAGAAAACTACTGGGATATATGACTTAGCAGACGCATACTTTATTGGAATGTATCAATAGTATATTAGAATAAATATATAAATATAAATAAATTAAAACAATAGTTAAAGGATAACACATGTTATTAACAGAATTTTTAAAAACTAAATTATCAGAAGCATTCGTGTTCTTATTACTAGAAGATAGAATGGATTTTATCTATGATAAGAATAAAGAACAAATCCAAGATAGATTTAGCAAAGATAACAATGTACCTTCTAGATATAAAAAATTAGGTGATGGTGATATTGCTAAAAATGTAATCACTCATTTTTCTTCAGTTGATCCTAGCAAGAAAAAAATCTATACTCAATGGATGACTAAATTATATCTTTCTGGTTTAAAATTAGAAGATTTTGACAAGTTAAAAGCTGGATTAGGATTATTTGATAATCCTGCAATCAAAAATAAACTTAAAGTTAAAGACATCAATCAATATAAAACTATTAATGATTTATTAATTGCTGTTCAACCTTTTAAAGATGTAGACGTTATTAGTAATAAACAAGCTAAAGCTCAAACTAAAGCTGATGAAGTAGATTGGATCATTAATGATTCAAACTTTAAAGTTTTAGTTCCTAAAACTCATAAAGCTTCTTGTATGTATGGTGCTAATACTGAATGGTGTACTACTTCTAAAGATGATTCTTCAGATTTTGATACATATTCTAAACAAGGTCCACTATATATTATTATAGCAGGTACTGGCGAAAATGTTAAAAAATTCCAATTACATTATGAATCAGATCAGTTCTTAGACTCTAATGATAATGATTTGAGTAAAGATCAAATAGAATTCTTAAGTGGTTTTCCACAGTATAAAGATTTCTTAAATATGTTAATCAAAAAACATTATTCTAAATATTTTGACTAATGAATTTATATGACGTTTTTAGTAAACCTTCAGAGCTGAATATTTATAAATCACATAACATAATCGTTATATGAATCACAATCATCAAAGTATTCTTGCATTTCTTCTGGTGAAATATCATCTCTGAATGGGCTAAACTGTAATTTATAATCCAATCGGAATTGAATAAATTTGTCAGTTATATCCACGATCATAATATTTCTACGATTGATCTGTTCAGTTTCGTTAAGTTCTGATAATAATTCGTAATTTGGTGATACCCGTTCCACAACAATTGACCAATACAATTTTTAATAATTTTGAATTATATCACAAACTTTCGCAAATGTACAATCTTTTTTAACACATCGCCATGACATGGTAAAGGATGACAATAACATCCTAATGTTTTATCATTTAATTCATGTAAAGAATCTAATAAATGTTGTTGGGTCATAAGCCATTTTTCATACTTTTCAATAACCTGCAGTCTAGTACCGTCTGGACCTATTTTAAATGGATTTCCCCACTTACTACCACGTCCTATATAAACGTCATATGATTCATTATTTAAGTTTACTATTTTAATCATCTGTTATGTATAAATTTATAAATTTCTCCAAGAGACATATTTTTATCTGATATCGTTTTCAAATCTCCAGAAAAATATAGTTTAAATCCAAATATACTAATTGATGTAATCAATACACCAAGAATGAATGTAACAATTTTAAGTATAAGTATTATCATTTTTTAATTGTTGAGAAATTGTTTTCCATCTCAATAGTAATAATATTATCAAACATAGAATCAAGTTCATTCCTATGAGTAATAATGTAAAGACTTATATTCTCACTATTGGACTTCTGTTTCAAAAGTTTAGCAGCTAGTTCAACTCCAATAGAATCCAATCCATAATCTAATACTTCATCAAGCATACAGATATTTACTTTACCATAAATTTTCTGTAAAATATCTCTGAATGATAATGATAGAGCTAAATTAACTCTAGATTTTTGACCATTTGAAAGGTTACCAAATTCTAGTTTTTTACCAAATTTACTAATTTTGGCTGATAAATCATGACCAAATTCTACAATATGAGGTAAGTCTAGTTCGTTTAGATAAAAATATAATCTACCATTTAAGTATGGTATATGTTTATTTAATAAAGTTTTTCTTATGAAACTGTTCTTATTTGTTAATAACTTATATAAGAATTTTTCATGTTCAATAGCTTTTTTAAGTTTATTGATAGTATCATAGTTTAGGTCTGATAAATCTATATTCTTAAGTTCTTCTAAATTTTCAATGTATGGATTTATTTCATCATTAAGTTCTTCAATTTTAGAGCTTATTGTTTTCTGTTTGAAGGCAAGATCTTTAGCAGTATTAAAATCTGGGAATTGTAATCCATCTGAATATTTTGTAAGATTTGAGGTATATTCATCTTTATCATCAAGCAGATCCATTATTATTTGTTTCTTAGATTCTATAGAATCATAGGTTTCTTCAATACTTTTTTCAATTTCAGCTACAAGTTCATCATTATTATAAGATTGTTCGCAATATGGACATTTACTATCATGTAGAGATTCGATTTCAGTTTCAAGTTTAGATTTAACCTTAAGATTTATGCTAATATCCTTTTTTGCTGAAGCTAATTTAACATTGTTTACTTCTAAATTTGCCTTTTGTTCTTTAACTTTTTCATGGCTATCAAGTTCTTTATCAAAATCTATATCTTTGATATTTTTTAATATTTCGCTATATGTTTCAATGTTAGATGTTTTAGTATCATTCCATTTATCAAGTCTAATTTCAGCAGTTTCTAATTGTTTATCTAATCGTTCTTGTTCTTGTTCAAGTTGATCAATTTTAGTTTCTTCTATAATTAATATTTGATTATTCTCTTTTGTTTGAGCTTTAAGAGTTTCAGCATTTTCAGCCATTTCCAATAATTCAAATAATTCTTCAATTATAGAAGACTGATTTGAGTTACCAGATCTTGCAGATAATTCAAAGAACGGAGTATGATTAGCAGAAAAACACGCAACTCTAATGAATAGTTCATAGGATATTCCTATGATTTCTTCAATTTTTCTGTTAGTATTAGCAATGCTATCTAAAGATATTTCGTCTTCATCAGTAAATCCTAATGAATCTGCTTCATAAATTTTTACACCATTTCCATCTTTAGTTTTTCTATATCTATAAACTTTATAATATTTAGAATGTTTTTTGAAAATTAATTCAATTTCCATATTCTTAACATTAATATTATTAATCAAATCATTGTCTTTTAATCCTTCAATTGATTTACCGTATATAGCATAAACTAGAACATCAATAATACAAGATTTACCTGAACCATTACTGGAATCTGGACAATCTAAATTCTTACCAACAATCATGTTCATACCATGTTGATTAAAATTAAATTCTGAGAATACGTTGCCAAAGCTTTTAAAATTTTTAAATTTAACTGTAAGTATATCAATCATGTAAGTCCCTTATATATTTTTTTTAACATTTCATTATCAATATTTGGAGTATCTATTTTATCTAACATCTGTACTACAAGATTATTTAAAACAGGAGCATCATCAGCATTTAGATCGATATCTAAATCTACTTCAGTATCTGTTACAGATTCTGCAGTATCAGGCAATTCTTTAAGATTGAAATCACGTAACTTATATGTTTCTTTTATTATCTTCTTTAACCCAATATGTTGTTCATAGGTTAAAGGTACATCGATTGTGCATGTTACTGAAGTTCTATCTTTAAAGATATTTTTTTCTTTTTTATCCATTTTATCTAAAAGTTCAGATAATTTTATTCTAGTAAATAATGGAGAATCTGCCCAATTTGTAAATTTATATTTTTCGGTCGTATGGTCGTATGTACAACAACCCTTTTCAGTATCATCAACATCAGAATAATCGAATCCAAATGTATTACCAATATAGATTATATTGCCACCTATTTGCCGTTTATGAAAATGTCCAGAGAATATATGTTTAGGACCTGTAAAATCTCCAGGTTCTGGGCCGTTTTCATGAGATACTTTATAATATCCAGTGACATAGAATCCATTGAATTCAAAATGTCCAAATACTATTTTAGCCTTTTTTAAATCTTTAAGTTCTTTATATTCATGTTTGAATAGATATGGAGATAAGAAAGAATTATCGCCTATTTCAGGTCTAATCTGAGGTTCATCAATGATTATAAAGTTAGAAAATTCTGAAAACATGATTGGAGAATGAATATCTCTAGTATGTTTATGATATAGATCGTGATTTCCAATAATAACGTATATTGGAATGTTTATGTCGTTCAATAATCTACATGCTTCTTGAGCATATGTTATAGTTGATATATCAATAGCAGATCTAGTTTGGAAAAAATCTCCAAGAAAAATAATATGATCTATTTTTTTATCTTTTTTAATAAGACTTATAACCCAATTGATAAAATCTAAACAATCTTGATTATGTTCAACACTATTATTTCGTCTACCGAAATGGATATCAGTAAACATTAATGATTTGTTAAGTTTATTCATTTATAAGTGCGTTAGTTTCTGGACCAGCGTTATCAGAAATATTATCTGAACCACAGTCATTTGTCTGATTTCCAGAGTGTTCTTCCATATATGCAAATGATGCATCTAACCCAGCATTTACTAGTAATGAATCTCTAATATCTCTATGACGTTTTTCATACTTGAGATATTGGATATATGAGTTATGCACACATTGAGTGTACCAAGCAAATGCATTTTCAAACTTTTCTGCGTTGAATTTTCTCCAGGCGTTCTTCACTAAATTTTCAAGTGCATTTGACTTCATTTCGTCAAAATATGTATATCGGGTGAAGTTACCAGTTTTTGATGCTCTATAACGATCACATAGAACCATTAACATTGATGCAAGTTTATCAGTCATTTGATCTTGTTCTTGACTCTTAATTGTTTCTTCTAGTAAATCTGCATTATTTAAATAATTTCGTTTTCTTCGTTTCGGTTTGGTCTGCTGTACTGCTTTATTTTCAGCCATGAGTAAATTCCTATATTTTTTATTATTTTATCCCTTACATTATCAATTCTATACAAAAAAATTGAAATTGTAAATCAATATAAATACTTATAATATTTATTTCTAAAGGAATCGTATAAATGTCAGATAATTATAAGGTGCGATTATCAAGTATAACAAATCCACAAGATTATGTAGTATTTGAAGCAACACCAGAAATCAATGAAACTCGAAATGTTAATTATAAATCGTTAGATTTATTACATATGCCTGGTTCTATATTAGCATATGCTAATAGTTCTACTAGAACATTTAACATGGTTATCAAGCTTGTTTCCAGAAATATTGATGAAGCTACAAAAAATTCAGAAAATTTGCAAATTCTTAGATCGTGGACTTTACCATACTTTGGTAAAAGTTCAGGTGGATTAACTACTAAACAAATAGAAAATAGAAATAGATTAGATAGGAATAGAAAATCATCAAGATCTAATGATATTAGTAAATCTAATCCATCTGATTATGGTTTACATAAAAATTTATTAGGACAACCGCCTGATCTTTTACACTTAAATGCATATTCAAATTTTGAGAATAATCCCAATGAAAATTTTATTGGAAATATTAATAATGTTCCTGTTGTTGTCACCCAGCTTGGTAATAGTTATCCATCTGATGTTACCTATTTTCCAACATTACATGGCGAACCTTTTCCAGTAATTATGACAGTAGATATATTATTAACTGAAGCACATTCACCGAAAGAATATTCTAATTTCAGTTTATCTGATTTTAAGAATGGACGTCTACCACACTTTTAAGGAATTATAATGGATAATAATGTTGTAAATAAAAAGTATAGTAGATATACACAGGGTGGCCAATCTACTATATCTATAGATGATAAAGTAAAATGGTGGGAACGTACTGTAATAAGTAAAAACGATGATGATCTAGTAGTAGAAATTATCCCACGATTTAATTTAAGACCTGATAGAATGGCATATGAACTTTATGGTAAATCTGAGCTAGGTTGGGTTATCCTTCAATATAATACAATAGTTGATATAAATGAAGAGTTTATAACAGGCAAGTTTATAAAAGCTCCGCACCCAAATCGAGTAATATTCGACATATTAAACAAAGAGACTGGTGGAATAGATGAGTAATTTCAGATTGTTTAAAAATTTGAAGACCATTCTTTATGGTTTCTAGGATCACCATGTTCTAGAAACCATAATATCATACTTTTAAAACAGCTTGAATTAATTAAATTACTGTCTATTTCTAATGATAATCTACATAATTTAACATGTCCGCATTTAATATTAATCCATATATCATAAATTTTATCAAGTTTGGACCAATTATATAATACTCTAGTATTCGTTTTAACTACTGTTAATTGCCATGGATGTGCACCCCTATTTTGATTAGGGGCAGTCTTATTAGATTCTGATATTTTTTTCTTGGTTTCTTCGCTTCTATGTTTACCATAATGAACACTTTTTTTACCTGATAGTTTTTCGCTCAACATGCTCTTATGTTCATCAGACCAATGTTTTCCATACATATGATTTTTTTCACCAGTCTGTGAAATACTCATTCGATTTTTAGTCTCATCACTAAATTTTTTGCCTAAATTTGCTCCAGTCTTTCCATACATTGGATGATTTTTACCAGACTTTGCAATACTCAATTTTTTCTTGGTCTCAATACTGACAGGAGGCCTATTTAATGCTGCAATTATTATATTATTCCTAGTTTCTTTTGATATAGGAGGTCTGTTCTTACCAGATTCGCTCATTTTTCTCTTAGTATCTTCACTATGCTTTTTACCATAACATGGATGATTTTCACCGCAATTAATTTTAGAATATTGACGTTTTAATAATTGATATTTTCTAGAATTATGTCCAATATAATTATTTTGATTATCATGTGACATCCTAAATATAGCATATGCTAATTTATGTAATTTCGGATATATTTTAGTAAGTAACCAATGTGCAATATAGTGCTCTCTATTTGTTAATAATATTAAGTTAGATTTATAGTTAGTTCCTCCTAAACATTTAGGTACAATATGATGTTTCTCGAAATAAGAATCATTAGTTCTATCGTTTGATTTCTGTTTCCACCTAAATGTTCTAAGTTTAATTCTTTCTTCTTGAAGTTTTAACCTGGACGAAATTAGTAGATCATAATGGTTTTGATAATTTATGGTATGTATTCCTTTATAAATATAGATATGTAGGACAACAGATAAATGTATTCCATATGCTGGATAAGTATGTCGAGTACTTATCCTTACTACAATTCTATTTATAAAAGGTACATAAAACTTTGAGCATCCCAAAAAACCCATTATCAAAATATAGAACTTATTCATACTATCATGTATTAATGATATGTGATAATGTTAGCACTGCAGTATCTGTAAGTAATAGCGATAATATATCTCAGTTTGTAAGAAATACTGATAGTGATCAGGTATCTGATGTTGCACTATTAACTGATTCTGCTACAGGCGGAAAATATGTAATATTATCTAATGGCTTATCTAATGCTAGATATAGTATTGAATCTCTTAAATGGGAATCAACTACAGGTCAAATGGGTGATAACGGTAGTGCTAATTTTACATCAATGGCAACTGAAGGTGCTTTATCTATAGTTGAACCAAAGGGTTTAAAATTTCTAAACGAAGTACAAAATTCTTATAAATTATTAAATTCTGATCCTACTGCCTGCGTCTGGATGATTAAAACTATATTCGTAGGATATAATGATCATTTAACTCCTTTGAATTCAGATTATATCACGAATATTAGACCATTAATATTTGTTGTTGTAGATTTAACAGCAGATTTTACAGTTGAAGGTGGATTTTATAATATTTCATTCGTTAATATTAATAATGGTGCTGGTAAATTACCACAAACTATGAAATCAGCTGAGACCATTAAAATGAATCTTGGTTCCAAAACTACATTAAGAGAAGCTATAGAAGGTTCTCTAAGCAAAAAAATTAATGATAATTCTTCTAGACATTTCAACGCAGTAAAAAAGACCGTTGAAGAAAGTGGTATGACACCAAAAGAAGTAACATATAAATTTGTTTTAGCTGACGCTTATGATACAAATTATGTAGTAGATGATTCTCAACAACAGAATAAAACTGATGGGACCCAAGAAGCAGGTTGTCATTTAGATTTTTCAAAAGCTATAACAGTAGAGAATGCAATTAAATTAATAATGAAACATTGCTCTAAAGTTAAAAAGGATGTTAAAGGTGATTCTAATGGCGAAAAATTTGGATTTAAAATAAGATCCATATTAAATTCTAATAAAGATAAACATGAAATGATCTATTATATTGATAGATACAAAATGGTTTTTTCTGATATATTTGAAGCTGCAGGTAGTACAGATCAAGCTACTAAACAAGCAGTGGCAGAAAATACGATAGAATTTGATTACATCTATACAGGAAACAATACAGATATCCTAGATTTTTCTATGAAGATGGAATTAGGTATAGTATTTTTCCAAACGATTATATCAAGTAATAACTTAAGCACTCAAACTGAGTTACAAGGTGGTAATGTTGCAGTTACAGCCCAAACTGGACAAGGTGTACCAGAAAATGCTAAAAATATTGCAACTGATAAACCCAAAAAACCAATATTGCCAGTTTTCTTTTCAACTACAACAAAAAATTTAGAAAATTCTAATTTTAAGAATCCTAAAGAATCTACGGAATTTCAAACTCTTCTAAATAGGCATGTTGCTATTGAAAATCTTAATGCTAAAATGAAAATCCATGGTAATCCTACATTATTAAATTCAGTAAATAAAGTACCTGGATCTTATGACAAAATTAGTAAAGTAATTTCAAATGATGTAGATGGTGCTCCTGCATTCCCACACTGGGAATCAGTTCCAGCTTTAGCTAAAGTAAATATTTTTATGCCAACTACTGATGCTAATGGACAATTAGGTAGAGAGAAATTTTGGTATGATGGATTATATTTAGTATTAACTGTAGCTAATGAATTTGCTGGTGGTTTATTTACTCAAGAATTAACAATGGTAAGTATACCAAATTCTATCAGTGACGCAGCAGATAAAACATATAGTAAAGATAAAACAACAAATCAACCTATTAAAAAAATATCTACTATATCTGCTGCTACAGCTAAACCAATTAATACAAGTAAAATTAAAAATTTCGAAGAAATTAAAGCGTTAGCTGAAGAAGTTGGAGCTCAAGAGGGTGTAGATCCTAACTTAATATTAGGAATAATTAAACAAGAATCAGCCTTTGATCCTAATGCTGGATCCTCAGCAGGTGCACAAGGATTAATGCAGTTAATACCTAGTACGGCTGAAGAAATGGGTATTCCTAGAGAAGATTTATTTATTCCAAAACAAAACATGATTGCTGGTGCTAGATATATAAAGAAACAATTACAAACTAATGATGGTGATCTTACACTAGCATTAGCTGCATATAATGCAGGTCCAGGTAATGTAAGAAAATATGGTGGTGTTCCACCATTTAAAGAAACTGAACATTATGTTGTTGTAGTACAAGAAAATTTTAATAATTTTAAAAATGGTTCTTCACCTGAAATAATTGCTTCTGCTAAAGCTTCTGAAGCAGAAGCAAAGGTTCAAGCTCAAACCCAAGTTGCAACTGTACAGTCTACAGGTATAAATAGTAGTTCAATTAACAATGTGTTAAATATCCATAGCACAAAAACGATATCATAATATGAATAGAAAACAACGAAGAAATCAAAATAAAAGTATCACTAAGATTAGAGATAAATTAGATCGTCAGATAAGAGAAGAAAAAAAGCTTCTTAATGATACATTTAATGGTACCACTATTGGTACTGTAGTTAATTCTGAAGACCCACAACAGATGGGAAGACTTCAAGTTTTTTGTCCATCTTTTGGAGATTTACCAGATCATCCAGTAGAAGATTTACCGTGGGCTATATATGCGCCACCATTTGGAGGAACAACAGCATATGGTAATAGAGGTAATGAAGGTGATTCAGTAGATGGAACAACAGCATATGGAATGTGGGCAATACCTAAATTTGGAGCTCAAGTATTAGTTACAACTATTGATGGAAATCCTGATTATCGAGTATGGCTTGGATGTATATATGGTCAATTTTTATCACATACATTGCCACATGGTAGATATTTTGATAAAAAGGATGAAAATGGTATACTTCTAAATAATAATGAAGGTCCAGTTTCTAGTAATGAAACACCGATTCAGCCATTATATAAGAATTTTGAAGAAGCGTTTGGACCTAAAGAAGGTAATCACGAATGGCGTTCTCGTGGAATGGATAACCAAACATCTAATGTTGATAATGTAAGAATTAAAGAAACCCATAGTAAAATAGCAGATGACATAAATCGAGGGTATTCTGCAAACAGACAATTAGAAGAATATGATTTAAAAGAAAGTACAGTTTATTCTATCACTTCTCCTGGATTACATGCACTATCTATGGATGATAAAAAAGAAAATTGTAGAATAAAATTAAGAACAACTTCCGGTCATATGATATTAATGGATGATACTAATGAGCGTATCTATATATCTACAGCTAAAGGTGAAAATTGGATAGAAATGGACCAAGCTGGAAACATTGATATGTTTACAAGTGGTAATTTCTCAGTCCATGCTGAAAAGGATATAAATTTTACAGCTAATAAGTCTATTAAAATGTATGCTAAAGAAGCTATTCATATTAAATCAGAAGATAAAATAAAAATTCAATCAAACCTGGATTTAAATATTAAGTCTAACATGAATATCAATATTGAATCTATTTTGAATTATAGTGCTAGAGCTGGAGTCAATTATCATTTAGATGTTGGCGGAACATGTGATGTATTGTCAAATGGTATAATGAAAATTAATACCAATGCTACATTATATACTAGAAGTTCTGCAAATACTTATATCAATGGAGCTCAAACATTTTTAAATAGTGCAGCAGGTGGTAATACTGTTACTCCATTACCAACATTATTTGTTGAAACTGCATTCATTACATCTAAGATACCTGAACATGAACCATGGGGTAGAATAGCTACTATGCCACTTATAGAAGGTAATGAAGGAATATTTACAACAAATACTATTATAGGCTTAGGATCTAAAGTATCACCAGGAATTTTAGAATTACCATATAGTGATTTAACAGTTGGTAAAGTTGAAAGAGGTTTACCGTTAACACGTGGCTTATTTTGGAAAAGATAATAAATAGTAGTAGTAAAGGAAATTAATATGGCTCAAAATTTATATAAAGGGATATCAACTAAAAACTATTTAAAAACTAGTTCTTTAGCTATTACAGATTTAGAATTAGTAAAAGAAGATATTTTAAATCACATCTGGACTAGGAAAGGTGAACGGGTTTATATGCCAAATTTTGGTACAATCATACCTGATATATTATTCGAAGCGTTAGATAATATAACGATTGATTTAATTAAAAAAGAATTATTAGATGTTATTAATCAAGATCCTAGAGTAGATCTTATTAACATGAATGTTCAACCATATTATGCTAAAAATATTATATTAGCAAACATAGATTTATATTTCATAGAATTAGACGTGTCAGATGGTTTATCATTGAATATTGATTTTGGAAACAATTAATAAATATTATAAACATTAAAGGAACTGCAATATGACAAGATTAGTCTCAAGAGCTGAAAGTTTTGAAACAATCGAACAAGCCTTAAATCAAATAAACTTTAGTTCATTCGATTTTTATACAATTAAAAACAGTCTTATAGACTATGTGAAATTACAGTTTCCTGAGAATTTTAATGATTTTATTGAATCTTCAGAATTTATAGCAATACTAGAAATTTTTGCATACGTTATTGAACTATATAACTATAGACTTGATATCAATGCATCTGAAAACTTTCTATCAACAGCGGAACGTAAACAATCTGTATTAAAGATTGCTAAATTTTTATCATATAATGCTTCTAGAAATATTCCAGGTCGTGGTTTAGTTAAACTACAATCAATAAAAAGTACTGAAAATATTTTCGATATTGATGGAATTAACCTAAATAATAAAACGATTATATGGAATGATCCAAACAATATTAAATGGAAAGACCAATTCATTCTTGTAATGAACAGAATTCTTAAACAAGAATTTGGCTCAGTATTTCCTGATGAACGTATCCAAGTAAATGACGTATTATTCGAATTATATGATCTAGAAAATATTCCATTAAATGATGGGGTATTTCCATTCAATACTACAGTATCAGGTGAACAAATGCCAATGGAATTGGTATCATCTGAACTTAATGAATTCGGCCCACTTGAACGTAGACCTGAAGCTAATGCTGCATTCTCAATACTATATGGATCAGATGGTCTTGGTGATAGTTCAGATACCACTGGATTCTTTGCATTTACTAAACAGGGTGAAATTCAACGACAACGTCACATATTCGATGGTGTTACTCCTAACCAAACTTTAATAATTGATACTATAAATGTTAATGACTCTGATATATGGATCAATAATGTAAATCCAGTTTCAGGTGAAATTTTAAATGACAACTCTTTATCTAAAGGTAAATCTGGAGAATGGCATGAAGTAGATATTTCTCATGCTCAAAATATTATCTTTAATACTAATCCAAATAGAAACAAATTTGAAATTGAAACTTTAGAAGATGATAAAATAAAAATTATTTTCGGTGATGGAGAATTTGCTGATATTCCAAGTGGTTCATTTGATATATGGTTTAGAAGTTCTATTGATAAAAATATTACAATACCACGTAGCTCTATAACAAGCAACAATGCTTCTTTAAACTATATTGGTAGAGATGGAAATACTGAAACATTTACATTCACGTATTCATTAATCAATTCAATACAGAATAACTCAGCTAGTGAAGATATAGAACACATCAGAAAAACTGCTCCTGCTGTATACTATACTCAAGATCGTATGGTAAATGGTAAAGATTATAATACGTTCATGTTGCAAGATACATCAATTTTAAAACTTCGTTCTTTAAACAGAACTTTCATTGGTGATTCTAAATATATTACATGGCATGAACCAAAAGAATCTTATGAAAGCGTTAAACTATTTGGCGATGATTTAGGAATTTATTACAAAAATGGTACATCTAAAA